GTGGGTGATGGTGCGACCGTTGGGGTGGTCGGCTAACCAGCGGGCGTGACGTGCCGCTACTGGCTCGTAATCGTCAAGGTTGAACCCCATCAGTCGTACTCCTGTGTTGCTTCCATAACTCGGTCGTAAATACTTTTCGCCTCAAAGTAGAACACTGGCAATGTTTCCTCAACCGAGTCAAGCAGGTAGCACCTCGAGCACCTGATCTGTAAACGATCACAACTGCAACTCTTGTTCAGCGTGCCAAGTATTAGGCCCACGATGGTGTGCTTCACCCGGTAGTCGGTTGGGTCGATCATTTGCCTGTTTCCCATTCCCCAAGGTTTACTCCATCGCTGTGTCCCATTGACGGGTGCCAGCAGTTGGCTAGTTCCATGATGCGTGCCGCAGCCTGACTAAGCCATAGGTGGGCAACGTAGTTGCCTGATAGGTGAGCGTCGGTGGCTAGGTTGAGCAGGCGCTTGGCTAGTTGTTCGTCACTGAGCGCCATTAGCCGCTGCCTTTTTAGCGTCGCGTCGGGCCTTATCCTTGGCGCGTTTACGAACCTTGTGCAATTCTTCCTGCCAACGGTAAGCCGTCGGCTTGACTAGGTAATACACCACGTCGGCGAGATTTATTTTTTCTTTTTGCGCCGCTAATTGCAAGGCGTCGTATTCGTCTGGCGTTACCCGAAACGAGATAACTTTTGTTTTCATTGTTTCTCCCAATGTTTGTTGTGTTATTTGCAGTTACGTTTCCAGCGTTGCACCAGCGGATGCTTCGACTGGCATAGCAGCTGTTGTAGGCCTCGGCAGTTGGACTTTACAACACCCCAACCCCACGGACCGACCGGGTGCTTGTAAACACCCCTAGACCAGTGACCCTCGAAAGCGATGTTGTCCACCACTCGAGCCTGTTGCAGTGCGGTAAGACCCGCAGCCGAAGACCGGTTGGACCAAGCCTGCCACACACCCCGAGAGATGCCGTACATAGATGTATACGACTTGGTGGAGTGGTTGACGTTTGCGCCTGTTTCGCACATGGCAAGCCGACGGTAAAACCGCCAGTCCATGACCAGCTCTTCGCCGTACGCCTTGGATGGTGTTGCCGATAATGCGGTGGTGATAAGTGCTATGCACATAATTCGTTTGAGCAATCCTCTGAAACCTCAATAGATGGCCCCCACGGCAAGTTGGTTGACAGTCGGTGGTTGACTGTCACTCGCTCGATCAGGCCGTCCGCAGATGTAAACACCTGCACCAGTATTTTCTTATCTTCCGACCATAACGGAAGCCAGCCGTAAACAGGTATCACTTCTCACCTGTCATACCGACGTAAATGACTAAGACGGTTGTAAACACGATTATGCCGAATCCGACCCATGAGACTATTGCGTGGATCACTTTAGTGCCTCGAGACCTTGCTGGGTGATACGGCAGACCATAGCGTTTACCTGTGCCACGGTTGGGCGCATGGTGCCTGTGGGCTCGATGAAGCCCATGCGGCGTAGGTCGGCGCAACGCTTCCAGCCGTGCAGGATGCCAGCCTGCGACGATGCTTCCTCGTCGGTCAAACCCATAATCGGGTTTTGGGCGTAGATGGCGAGTAAGCGCATAGCTTGTGAGCCGCGCTTTGGTGTGATGTGCTTCGCTCCGTTTACAGATCCTTGCGGGTCGGTGTTGCGGAACAGTGGCAGGTCGTCAAATGTTGTCATCGCTCAGTATCCCAACGTATTGAAGTCGTCAATAATGCGGGCAACAATAACTGGGTCAGCGCCCAGCTCTGCGGCAATCTCATACGAGCAAAGGCCCTGCCAATATCCCTCGAGTATCTGTGAATGGAAGTCGTCCATTACTGGCATTTGTGTTTCTCCTTGTGTGCGCCCTTGGCGGCGTGACATCAGTGTAAACAGATGTTTACAGACTTGTCAAGCATTGCGAAATCGCGGGTGGAGCCGGGGAGAAACCAACAACCCCACCCGCTAGCCGTCACCGTATCCAAGCGGTGCCAGCGTCCTTATGGCTTCGGAATGGCCTTCCAAGCGGCTTGAAACTCCTCAGCAGATTTCCAGCTGTTCTCAATCTCAACGTGAAGCCATTTACCGCCGGGTGTGCCAGCGTTGTCTTCCGAGTTGAAGATCTTGATGCCTTTGACGCCTTCACCGCGTGAGCATCGGTAGCCCCGACCCCACGCCTTAGACTGCTTTGGGTCTTTGTAGGCGTAGTCGTGAATCTCGGCTATGCGTAGTTCTTTGGTGTGGGCGATGAGCCAGTCGAAAGCGGCGACGCCGATCTTGCGGTCGGTGTAACCCACGTCGCAAGCCCATCCTGTGGCGTGGACTGACAGGTTCTCGGAGCCTCGCATAGTGCGGTTTGCGTAAATGCCAAGGTTGCTGAAACCCCAGCGGGCTTTCATGTTCTTGACAAACTGCTCGAGCACTGGGCTGGCTTTTCTGCCGTTCCAAGAAGGGTAGAAGGGGTATTTACGGGGCACTTGGCGGGTCCTTCGGCTTGTCCTTCAGGCCGTTGCCTGCAAGAAGTCCGATGAGTCCACCGGCAAGGGTCATCAGCATTGGTGACAGCACAGCCCATGCTTCGGCGTCGTTGGGTGCTTGCTCGAGTGGCTGGGTGACGAATAGCAGGCCGTAGATCAGCGAGACGATTGCTGCAACGAATGAAAACGATAGTGCGATGCCGACGATGAGTATAAGTCGGGCTTTTATTTCTTCGTTGGTTAGGCGGTTTTCTGGTTTCATGGGCATCGTCTTTCTAGTAGGCCGTCGGCACGGGTTGTGTCGCAGTTTTCGCGTACGCGGTCGGCGCAACTACTCAGCGCTAGGCAAAGGCTCAGCATTAGCATTGCGCGTTTCATACTCTGCGTACTCCTCGTCTGTCATTTCGCGAACTAGGTCGTCGATTTGGATTTTGGGTCGGTTAGTTTCGGTATCCATAGACACGGATAGTTCCTCCTGTCATAGTTGCGCCACCCGTAGTTGCCAAAGTAAACGCCGTGTATGAAGTCGTGTTGTTTAGATAGCCGCCGTACTGACCGTTTACACCGCCCGTGTTTACCCCAATGTAGGTGCCACAAATGGCCGTCTGGTCGCTCTCAAACGGCCTGAGAATGTCCATCACCACCGTGTTTGCGTTAGTTGTAAACGTGCCTGCGTTTGTCCACGCTGCGCCGTTGTTTACTGCCGCCACAGCGCTGCCGCCTGTGTAGTTGGAGTAGATCATTGAGTAGTAGTAACCAGCAGCAGTTGAGCCAAGCGTCATAGTTAGGCCGCCGTCTGCACTTGCAGACCCACCGCTGACGACAATTCGATAGTTTTCGTAGTCAGCCGAGAACGCTCCCGTAACCGTCACGCTAGAAACCGCTGTGCCAATGGTCTGTGTCTTGACTAGCCACATACCGACACCATTCATGTCGCTGGCGTTCAGCACGTCGCCACTAGCAAAAACCGGGTAACTCATAACATCATCCTAAAAGGTCTGTCCCGCCTAGGCGAGATTGGTTGAGAATAAATACCGCAGCCCAACGCGCCGACCCCTCAAGCGTCGTCACCCAACGCTCAGGCGTGACCGAGTGCGCAATACGAGACGCCAGCATCGGCGTCGTAATCGCGTTGCCTGACGGTGGAGTGACCTGCAAAGTAAACCTGTCAAACAACTCGAGCCCGAGCGTAGAAGCCCACGACGCGGTAGGCGACAACACAACCGACACCGGTGACGCCTTGGCGTATACATTCCCGCCCCAGCCGTTCACGATGTTGGCAATGTCAACGGCGTCAGCCAATGAAGCAACCTGTGTTTCGACGTACTGTTCCGCTTCGCCGTAGGTGGTGACACTGCTCGAGTTGGTCTGAATGTAAACACCGCCGCCACTCATTTGGACGTTAGAGACGTTGCGCATTGAGTCGCCGTCGTATTGCAGCTGCACTTCGGTGCCGATGGAGTTGCCCATGAAGCCGACGCCGTTGCCGTATTCGGCCTGCGGGACAATCGACTTGGTCTGGCTGCGGATTTGTGACTGGCTGTACATGGTGACGGTGCCAGCCTTGTTTACAAACAGCGGGGCGTATTCCGACACCGCAACTTTGCCTAGTTCTGAAACGGCCGTAGGGGCGTCGTTTGTGATGTCCAGCACCGATGACGCAGGCGACGCTGGGACGCTCGTTAGGGACGCGCTGAAGGGTGTTTCAGCAATGATGCGGTTGAAGCGGGCGCTGGTGGTTTCGGGAAACACCGCTTTAGACCTGCGAATAATTTCCTGCACTGTGGCTTGAGCAATAAGGCCCGTCCAGACGCACACCTGTTGAAACTGTCCCGTACCAAGGGCGACATTCTCAC